AGGCTCAAGCTCATAGCTCACCCCTAAAGGGTGGTGAGCTTTGAGCTTAATAGAGCCTATAGGATGAGCCACCAGCAAAAACATGGTGTTTTTAAAGAAAAAGTGGCAGAAAAGGGCAGAAAAAACAGGCCCACATCCTTGGCGTCTGGTAGAGGGCGCGAACGCCTTACGTTGGCGGCTTGGAGCGGTGGGCCTGCTTGAATTGGGTTAGTTTCTCCCTGCTTCCCTGTCGCTGTATTTCCTAATCTTCTCCCGCACCATGGCGTCTACGCTTTTCATCGCCTGCTTTGTGCCAAGGGCAAAGCAGTTCAGGTCGATGGCAGTGTCCAAGATGAGGGTGCATAGCAACGGCACATCTACTGTGGCCTTGTGCTTTTCTACCCAGTCCACAAGCTCTAATCCTGCGGCGTTGTAATGATCTTCTTCGCTCATCGCTGTTTCCCTTTCGTTTTCTTTTTAGTTCCCTTTGGCCTGCCACCCAGCTTGCCGTTGGCACGGCTAGCTGCTGACGCCTTTGGAGTTTTAATGCTGCCCAAGTGACGGGCAATTTCTGATGGTGGTATGGTTTTGTTGCAGTGTGGGCATTTCATTGTGCTACCTTGTTTTGTTGGTCGATTATCTCCAGTGCAATGCTAGGCGATACTCCATTTTCCCAGCACATTTTTAGCCATAACCGTGTGGGAGGGAATGCGGTGCGCCCTTGCTTCCGTTTTTGTTGACGGCATCGGGCAAGACTTTTTGGAGTTACTACCAAATCTCCATCCTGTTTCATAATTTGGATTATTCTCTGGGTTTTCATTCTCCAATTCTCCTTCCCTGCCCCGCAAGGCAAAGCGGGCTAGGCAATGCGTCCCTGAGAATCCGGCTCAGTTCGTAGTCCTCGCGCACTACTTCCCCCGTGGTATTTCGGATGATAGTTACCTTGAGCTTGCGCTCACCGTCAAGGATTGCAGACTTGCCCTTGATTTCAATCTTGTCTGGATTTTTAGTGACCAGCACCGGCATCGGCCTTGACTTTGCGCCCCGGCTCCAGCCGCCCGCGCCGAATCTGTTATTCCTTCCAGCCGGATATTCGTAGTAGTATGCGGTAAATTTTCCGCGCAGTGTTTCAGTTTTCATTGTCCTTATTCCTTTACTTTTTTTACGCAGCCAAGGCCAGGAACATCGCGGCTGCATTGGCCCCCGTGATGGTGATTTTGTTGGCCTCAATTTTCACGTTTACCTTTTCGTACCCGTCAAAAACCTTGGCGACATACCTCCCGCACATATCAATGACGGGGCGATTTTCTCCGCCTGCAATTTTCAGCGGCCCATTTTCCTTTCGGGTCAGCACAAACCCATCGGTTGTTTCTTCGCGTGAATAGGTAACTCCCTTCACCCAGCCGCCATCAGTTAATGATTTTCCCTCAATCCAAACGCGCCGTTTGCCGCGATTTTCCCCGATGTTTCTTTGTATTTCATTCATTGTATTTTCCTTTCCTTTTTTTGTTAATTTCCCAGACGGTAAAACCTATGCCGCCCGATTGTTACGGTATGTTTTGCAGGATTCGCCCAGTATGGCGCGCGAATCGTGCTTGAATAATAGTGATCTGCCTTGCGCGTTAGCTGTGTGACCGGCGGCCCACCTGTGATGCCCCATGCGTGTCGCCAATGGGGGTGACGCTGCGCCGTGGCAATGGCTCGCCCCGGTGCAATATGATTCAGGCAACTGAATTGCTTTGGCTGCGTCACCACGCCAACGGGCGACAGCTTCCGCAACTCCGCCCGCCGCCAGATCACTTCCCACACGGCACTCATGGCGCGTCTGCTGTGTCCCGTGCGTGGGTCTATTTCTCCGCCAGCCTCTAGTATCAATACGGCGGCACACAGTTGCCGGTCTGTCACGTTCATTGGCCAGTGCGGCTCCGCGCTGGCCGTGATGGTGCTGGCGGTGATGATTAAGGCAAGGCGGTTCATTGCTGGCCCTCCGTTGCTTTGCGCTTTTCCTCATCGGCTGCGCGGTTCCATTCAATCCGGCCCTGTTCAATCAATTCAATGGCTTGATCTTCGCGGATTGCGTAATCGGATGCGATGCGGTCAACGGTTAGGTAATTGTTCCACCAATCGTAATAAAAATCTTTGGCGTTAATTTTGTTCATTGCTGGCCCTCCCGCAAATCAGATTCCACAAGTTTCTGGCAGTCCACCGGCAGTTCTTCAAACTGAATCCGCCTGCCATTGTGTTTTCCCAGCATTCCGGAAATGCACTGCCCGAATCCCTGCGGGTGGCACGGATGGGCACTCATTCCGCGCCCATGATAAAACTTGCCGTGATCCCGTTCTGAATAATAGACAGTGAATCGGTCAAAGGTTTCTCCGCCGTTGTCGTAAATTGCTTTAATTGTCATTGGTTGCCCTCCGTTTATTGATTAGAAAAGACATGCACGCCGCCATCGGTGGCGTTTTCCTCGAAATGGTCATAGCTCCATTCACGGGCTACGCTTTCCCAATCAATGTGGAATTTGATATGCTCCGGCACGTTGTCGAGATACCCAATGTCTTCGCATGTCTGCTCGACGTATTCTTGGAACGTGTCCCATTTTCCCCGGTAGGCGTCCTCAAACTGTGACGCATCCGCCCCGCCCACGTTGGCGGCGTACATGGCGAAGGCTTCGCCGTGTTCCTCGATTAGCTCGGCCCACTCGGCAAGCTCATTCAAGCAAGGCCATTCGCTTTTGATCAGCCCGTGCCAGCCTTCGTGATCATGCACGGCCCATTCCTCTGCGCCCGGTTCTGGGGATCGCGCCAGCATGGCGTTGATTTCGGCCTGTATCTCTTCGGCGGTTAAGCCGTCGCAGTCGATCCACTCGCCGTGAAGTTTCCCGGCGTTGTAAGCTGCGAGGCATGCCACATATATGCGGCAAGTGTTTTCTTGTCTTGTTTCCATTTCTGTTGTTCCCTTTCCACGCGCCCCCCGCTCCAACGGGTGCAGGGTCTTCAACTAATGTTGTTCTCGCCCTGCGTGGGCGCACTTTTTGTTGTTGTTTGCTCTGCTCTGCATTTCCCCGGCTGGCAACGGGCCTTGGCTGCATTAAAGCGCGGGCGTTGCCCGCATTGGTTTAGGAATTTTCCTCCGCGTAAACTGCATTCATTGCCGCCATCATCCATGCCTGAAAACCTTGTGAAAAGTTTCCCCATTCTGGATGGTCAAACATTGCTATGATTGCGCAATCCTGCAATGCATCCCGTGGGCTCCTTTCTTCATCAATAGATGCTCCCCTGAAAATTAGGCGTTCCAATTCCTTTTCGTTTAACTGGAAAGCCTCCGATGCGTTTAGCTTACTGAATTTCATCTGTTGTTCTCTTTCCGGCGGCTCCAACCGCCTGCCACTTGGCTTCATTGCCTTGCGACGGCACAAACCTATCACACAGCCTCAATTCGTCAATCAATTATTTTTAGCACGGCATTGCATACCAGCATTGCAGCCTCATTTTATCGGGGCGGATTTGATGAAACTTTTTTTGCATTTTTAGTTTTGCACATTGCGCGTCAGGTTGTTGAAGGTTTGGCAATGTGGGGTAGACTTGGGGTGAGTTGGGCAACGATGGGCAAGCGAATACCACCTGAAATCAAGGCCGCAATGCTGGCCGATTTAAAGGCCGGGAAGGGTTGCGATGAAGTGGCGGTAACGCATGGCGTGGGGCGTCAAACTGTCTACACACTGCGCGAGAAACACCGCGATGATCTGCCCGCATGGAAGCGGCGAACGGCCGCCGGGTTAATGGAGGCGGCAGGCAAGTTAGTTGACCGGCTGAATGTTGAGGTGGGCACAAAGGATGCCAGCATTAAAGATCAATCCATTGCTGCGGGCATACTAATTGACAAAGCGTCCATGCTCCGCGACCAGCCCGCCGCAATCGTTGAACACCGCCACGAGATCGGCAAAGGGCTTGGCGGTTGGCTTGGCAATTCAGTGCACCAAAGCGCACCAGAGCAGGAAAAAGCTGCTAATGTGGTGGAAATTGAGAGCATTTCTGATGGGGACGGTGGTTCGGGAGAGCAGCGCGCGGCAGGCCAGGAAGAAAAAGCGCGCGCGGACGGGCACGCGCGGCACTCTACGCGCGCGCGGGGGGCGGGGGGGGGCGAAAATTGCGCGCCGCCTCCCCCAAATATGGATTAGGCTAGAACAAAATTTTCGACAAATGGCAACTCTAACACCTGAACGCGACATGGCAGCGGCTTTACAGTTACCGCGCAAGGAACTAGCCAGACACCGTGCGGGAATGGTGGAGGGCTTGGACTGGGAGAAGCGGGGTAGACTGGTTGTTTACACGGAAGATGGCGTCCACAAGCTCCACGTTCTTTTGGGCCTCGTAGACGCTGTTGAGTTACCTTCCAGCACTCCGCAGTCTGCCAAGGTAACAAACGCCCGCATACGCAATCCTCGGCTCATTATGGCGGAGTATGAAGGCGAGTCAGTCTTGGTGCGAGTGAACCCGACTACCCGTGATCGTTATGTTCCGGGGATGCTTGTGCATGTCAGGCAGGATGGTGCTGGCTGGGCGGAGGCGAGCCGTCCTAGGAAGAGGGGGGTAGACAGTGTTGCGTTACGATAGTGAGGAGGAGGAGCAAGATCGCCAGTTACGCGACTGGTTTGCGGGGCAGGCTTTATCTGGTGCGATGGCGAACTGGACTGAGGGGTTTTCGCCGGACACGCAAGCCTTGGCGAAGTTCAGTTATGAAGTGGCTGATGAGATGATGAGGGAGCGAGACAGGTATGAGTGAATTAATGAGGCCGTCTTGTGAGCGGCATTTGCAGCGCATTAGGGAGCGCACCAATGATTTGTTGGCGGAGAAGTACCGCAAGGGGCAGGCGGAGCATGGCGGCTTTTTGTGGCGGCGGCGGATTATGCCGGAGGTAATGGCGGAGACGTTGGACTTGGTGTGTTATGTGATGACGTTGGAGGAACACATTGAGGAGGTAAAGAATTTGTGTGTACGCGGGGAGACTGGCGACATGAAGCCTGCGGAGGCACTGAATAAGATAAAGAAGATGCTTTGAAGTAATGGCGATTACCGAACCAACCCCGCATCCTTTTTGGGTGGCCCCGACACGGGAGCAATGCTTGGCGCAGGCTGAGTCGATTGATCCTGAGACGGGTGAAAAGTACGGTATTGATAGGGTCTTGCGCGACCTTGAGCAGCGGGAGTACCAGCTAGAGATGGCGCGTAAGGAGCCGTACAGTTGCGGGGTAGGTATTCGCCCATGTGCGCCCGACAGTGAGTTGGATCATTGGGTGCGGGCGGAGAAGTTATTGGAGAACCATGATCGCTTGGCAGTGAGTGGTGGCAACCGCAGTGGCAAGACTGCTTTTGCGAGCAAGTATCTGGTACGCACGATGGTGGAGAAGCCCGGTGCGCGGGTGGTGGCTTTTTCGATGACCAGTCAGAGTAGCATTCGTGACCAGCAACCTGCGGTCTTCAACATGTTACCGAGTCAGTGGCGCAAGCCGAAGAAGACCAAGACGACCAATGTGAGTTACACGGTCAAGAACGGCTTTAGTGAGGCGACCTTTATTCTGCCCAATGGATCGCAGTGTTGGTTCAACCATTACTCGCAGCAGCCGGACATCTTGGAGGGTATGGAGGCTGACTTGATTTGGTTTGATGAGTTGGTGCCTTATAGCTGGGTGGAGACGGCGCAGTTCCGTTTGGTAACGCGCAAGGGGAAGATGTTGATAACGGCCACGCCTATCACGGGTTGGACGAACACGTTGGCGGCGTTCCAGAGTGGGTGCCGTTTCACAGCCTTTCGGGAGGCGTTGATGTTGGAGCCGGACAAGGTGCATGTGCCGGGGGTGCTGGCGGGGCACATGCCGTATGTGGCGAAGTGTTTGCGGGATGACTCAGCGATGGTGTGGTTTCACACTGACCAGAATCCTTTCCAGCCGCAGGACAGTATGCAGAAGGCGTTGGAGAAGGAGAGCAGTGTCCAGAAGAAGGTGCGGTTCTATGGGTGGTGCGAGAAGACCAGCGGCAACTATTTCCCCAAGTTCAGCAAGGTGCATGTGGTGGAGCCGGAGGACATTCCTGCGGAGGGCACAAACTACATGGTGACTGATCCGGCGGGTAGCCGCATGTGGGCTACCTTGTGGCTACGGGTGGATGAGTCTGGGCGCATGTATGTGTATCGGGAGTTCCCCAATCGCCGTGACTATGGTGAGTGGGCGTTACCCGGAGACAAGCCAGGTGGAGTGAAAGGCCCAGCGCAGGAGGGGCAAGGTTGGGGGCCGGAAAGTTATGTGGAAGAGTTCCGCAGGCTGGAAGGTGATGAAGATATTTATTGGCGTTTGATTGACCCGCGAGCCGGTGGCAGTCCTGCGGCGATTCGGGATGGGGCATCGTTGGTGGATGTGTTGCGGGATGATTGCGACATGGACTTTGAGCAGGCCAGTGGCGTTCACATTGAGCAGGGCATTGCGTTGATTAACGAGGTGTTGGATTACGACACGGAGCAGAGCTTGTCGGTGGTGAACGAGCCGAAGCTGTATATTAGCAGTGAGTGCGGCAACTTGATTGATTGCATGAAGGAGGCAACGCCTGCGGGTGGTGAGAAGAATGCGTACAAGGACATGATTGACTGTATGCGGTACTTGATGCTGTTCCGTCCAGAGCATGTGACGGACACCAGTTTTGCTGCGGTTGGAGGAGGGAGCTATTGATTATGGTTATTGAAGAATACCCCCCGTTGTTGACCCGCTCGCAAGCGGCTGAGTTGACGGGGTTGAGTGCAAAATATTTGGACAAATTGAGGCTAAACAATGCGGTGCGCGTCTATACCTTGGTGGGTGGATCGCAGCATCGTTTCTATCGGGACGAACTGTTGGAACACGTTGGCCTAAAGGAGAATAGAAATGGAGAACACTGACGCATTAGCGAAACACACGGGAGGGCCGGATGTTCCTGAGTTGATACAGGAGTTTCGGCGGAGCATGGACGAGGGCTTTACCCTTGAGCGTACCAGTGCGGCTGACAAGGCCCGCTATATGCGATGGGATGGGCAGAGCGATGATGGCAAGAAGCATGACGCCAACTTGCCGGAGGGGAACCAAGCGTTTCCTTGGGATGGAGCGAGCGACACGCGCATTCCGTTGGTGGACAGTATCATCAACGACTGCGTGGACATGTTGACAACCTCTGCCAGTCGCTCGCAGTTATCGGTGAGTGGCACGGAAGTGGGCGACCTTGAACCGGCTGGGGCAGCGACAACTCTAATGAACTGGGTGCGCAACAACATGCACAACACACTGGGAAGTGAGAGTGAGTTGTTGGGGCAGTACATGATGTCCTATGGATGGAGTGCGGCGTTTGTGGGTTGGGAGCAGCAGAGTGCGTTGAAGACGCAGACGTTGACCTTGGAAGAGGTTCATGCGATGGCGGCACAGTCTGCGCCGGACTCACTGATGGCTTCCCTGCCGGGGATGATTAACGAACCGGAACGTGAGAGTGAAGTTGCGGGAGTGGTGCAGGACTATGTTCCGGGCATGAAGAAGTGGGCGGCACGCAAGGTGGTGAAGGACTTGCGCGAGACTGGGCAGGCGGAGTTTCCGGTGCCCTACATCTGTCGCAACGCGCCCAGTGTGACGGCGTTGAAGCCTTATGATGATGTGTTGTTTCCGCCGGAGACGATTGACTTGCAGAAGGCGCGGGTGATCTTCCGCAGACAATTCATGTCCGAGGTGGAGCTACGCGCCAAGGTGACTGACGAGGGTTGGGATGCCTCCTTTGTTGATGAAGCTGTGCAGACGGCAGGCAAGAGCTTGGGGATCAATGATGTGAGTCGTGCGCTCAGTGCGTTGACGGACAGCACTATTGAGCGGCGGGATAACTTGGTGGAAATTGTATGGGCTTATACGCGCCAGTTGGACAGCAATGGCGTGCCCGGTATCTGGTACACCATCTTCTGCCCTCTACTTTCCAACAACGAGGGAGAGCCTAGTTTGTTTGCGAAGCATGAGATGTTGGATTACGCGCACAACGAGTATCCGTTTGTGTTGTTCCGCAGGGAGCATGTGGCGCGGCGGGTTACGGAGAGCCGTGGTGTTTCTGAGATTGCCCGCACATGGCAGCAGGAGATCAAGGCGCAGCGGGACAGTGTGTTTGATTCGACCAGCTTCGAGACGCTGCCGCCGATTCAGGTGAGCAAACGTTTGGGCTTGGCAAACAAGATTGGCCCTGCGGTGCAGTTGCCGGTGACACGCGCTGGAGACTATCAATTCCTGCAACCGCCGAGTCGCCCACCGCAGACTGCCTTTAGTGTTATGGACGCGGTGCGTCAACAGGCTGACGAATACTTTGGTCGGCCCAACGCGCAAATCCCGCAAGTGGTAACGCAGTTGAAGCAGCAACGCATGGTGAACCAATGGTTGCGTGGATGGACTGAGGTGTTCCGCCAAGTGTTCCGTTTGTGCATCCAATACTATTCACTGGAAGAACTGGTGCGAGTTACCAGTGCGCAGGCGGCACAGGTGATTAGCCATGACGCAGCGCGTTATGACTTCGTGCTGAAGTTCAACGTGGCGGAACTGGACAGCGACTTGGTGAAGTCGAAGCTCGATGCGATCAGCACGATTGCCACCACGCTGGATGCGGCTGGGCGTATTGACAAAGTAAAACTGGTGGACAAGGCGTTGCGTGCGGTGGCCCCGGAAGCGGCGGATGAGATGCTGGTGGACGAGGCAGCGGCTTCGCAGAAGATGTACAACGATGTGAAGCGCGACATTGCGCAGATGTTGTTGGGCTTTGAAGCGAGCTATGCGGATGCGAGCAACGATCCTGCTGCGGGCAGTAAGATGCAGATGGCGCAGGAGATAGCTGGCAGCAATCCAAGAGTGCAGCAAGCGATGGAGGGCGACGAGATGTTCCAGCAGTTAATGCAGAAGTACATGGAGAACCTGCAAATGGGTGTAATGCAGCAGCAGAACAAGCAGATAGGTCGCATTGGCACCAAGCCGATGCAGGCGGGTTAAGCTATGAACGAAGTAAACTGGAACGCCTTCCAATGGGATGGGCACAACGAATTGTGGGAAGAGGTGCTGGCTCAACTGGACGCCTTCCACGTTGCAGAAGTAGAGGTGTTGACTTCGCCGGACTTATCGGCGGAGCAACGCCACTACGTTGCAGGCAGAGCAGCAGCCATATCGGAGTACCGCGACCACCTAAAGAGCCTGCGGAACGCTGCTGAAACAAACAGAAAATAATACCCAACGTTACCCAACGTTACCCAACCTTACCCTGCGTAAAAGCGGGGTATTTTTTTTGGGAGCATCTTCGCATCTAATCATTATTGGCACGGTGTTTCTGCGTATCACGGTGTCCTGAGAAAACCAAACGCTGCTTTGATAAACGGAGCTTCTTGCGGCTCCCCAAAATGCATGGCTGACAACAATGAAGGGTCAACGGAAAGCCCTAACCAAACCGTGGAACCGCAAATTGACTTGGATCAAGAGAGCTTGGCTTCATTGCTAAAGACAACTCTTGAGCGAGATGAACAGCCGGAACCTCAACCGGCTAATGCGGAAGAACAAAGTGAGGAAAGTGAACAGTCCGACGAAGCCTCTGTGAGTGCAGAGGGAGAAGCGGACAACGATCTTTCCGAAACTGAAACGACTGAGGCGGAGGCTGAACCAGCCGCCAACGAGGTAGAGGACGAGCAGGACGGTTTAGCACCGGACGTTCAAGAGAGTGTAAACAAGCGGATCGGCAAGGAAGTCCGTAAGCGCAAGGAAGCAGAAGAATCCGCAGCAGAGGAAGTAGCGGAACTGAAGCAGAAACTTGCGGAAGCGGAGGCGCGTGCAGCAGAGGTTGGGGAACCAGTTGCGCCACCGCCCACGGACGAGAATCCTTTTGCGCACCTGCAAACAGCAGAGGATGTGCAGAAGGAACTCTTACGAGCCGAGCAGACCTTGGAGTGGGCAGAGGACAACCCGGACGGGGCGTACATCACCACCAAGGAAGGCGAGCAGGAGTTTACACAGGAAGACGTTCGGGAGATTCGGAAGAAGGCAGCGCGGGCGATTCGGAGACAGCTACCGGATCAAATGAAGTTCATTCAGACCCGTGAATCCTTGGAGCCGGATGTGCTTAAAGCGTACCCGTGGTGGAAGGACAAGGCGAGTAGCGAATACCAGAACGCGCAAATGGCCATTCGGGAGTTTCCCGAACTAATGACCAAGCCTAATTACAAGTTGATTGTTGGCGATGCGCTGGTGGGGCAGGCAATGCGGTTAACTCAGGGGAAAAAACCCGCGCCTGTTAAAGCAACTCCCAAGGCACCATCACAGCCTACGGCACCGGCAGCGGAACCTGCGCCGGTAGACCCGAAGGCGGCTCGTTCAGCTTCTGCCCGCAAATCGTTTCAGGAAACAGGAGGGGTCGATGAGTTGGCAGAACTAATCAAGCTGAATTTATAGCTTGGGAAAGGAGCTAAAATGGCTTCACTGTTAGAAAAAGATCAAATCGGCAAACGCGAAGATTTAGCCGATTACATCGCCCTCGTCGATGCTCACGATTGTCCATTGGTCAGCGGAGCGAAGAAGGGAGCAAAACCGGGTAACACACGCATGGACTGGCAAGCCGATGCCTATGCAGCGGCAGTCGCCACCGGCACCGTTGATGGCACCGATGTTAGTTCGAGTGATTACCAGAACCCCGGTGAGAACCGTGCTATCTTGAGCAACTACGTTCAAGTGCATCGTCGTTCCATCCGCGTCAGCCCGCTGGCTCTTGAGATCAGCAACGTAGCTGGCATCAACGATGAGATCGCCAATGGCATTGCCAAGAAACTGGTCGAGATCAAGCGCGACATGGAGAAGTCCTACCTCTCCGCCAATGACGCGCAGGCCGATGACGGCACCAACGCTTATCTGACCAAGGGCTTGGCCACTTGGATCAGCACTAGCGGTGGTTCCGTGCTGCAAGTTCCGGCTGCATTCCGCACGCCGACTGCGAGCATCGAGACGACTGCCACCACGGCGGACATCACCGACACTACCGTTCAGGATGTGTTGGCGAGCATCTATTCCGAGACTGGAAGCATCAAGAATTTCACGATGCCTCTGGGTCGCACCCTCAAGCGGGCCTTTACGGATCGCCTGACGGGCACGCGCTCGGTGACTGATGCGAGCAACAACATTGCCGCTACCCAAGTGCGCACCTTCTCGCCTCAATCGGGCAAGAAAGTGACATTGGCCGTCGATTTCTTCGAGGGCGACTTTGGTTCGGTGGCTTTGGTGCCGGATAACTTCATGCCCGCGCAGACCGATGGTTATGTGCTGGACATGGACGGCATCGAAATCCGTTACGGCAAACTGCCGGAGGTGAAGGAACTGCCCGACAGCGGCGGTGGCCCAATCCGCATGGTGGAAGCTGTGGCTGCGTTGGTGGTGAAGAACCCGCTGGCGCACGGTAAGTTCGACTTGGCGAGCTAATCCCGACAAGGATGTTAGAACACGCTATCAACTCGCTGCCGGGGGATTTACGGGACGCAGTAGCCGCCCGCCTCCGGCAGCGAGTCTTATCGCAATGTGACCAAGCCTTCACTGACTCGAAGGCTATTGGTGCTGAAAACAACTCCCGCGCCTACCGACATGTGGAGGGCATGGGTGAAATGAAAGCCAGCATCCCTGCGACAGCCTATCATTACTGGGGGCAGCGCGAAGGGTACGATGTGTGGCAGGACAAAAAGTTTATGAAGAAGTACCGTGAAGATAATCCCGATGTGAAGGTGAACACGGTATCTGATAAAACCCAAGTGGGGTACACGGGCAACGGCTTCTATCGGGTTGGAGCGGGTCGCACCATAAAGGTATATAAATGAGAAAGCTGACCTTTAAGAACGTGCTTTACGGTGTGGCCCAGTTGGCAGGGCTTGATCGGGATAATATATCGACAAGCGAGTTTGCCCGCATCCGAGATTTAGCCGATGCAAGGCTGGCACTTGCGTGGGAGTCCGGTGAATGGCCGGATACATTGCTGGTGGAGGAGCGTACCTTCCGCCCGTTGTGGAGCAGCGGAACAACGTATGCAAAAGATGCGGAGGTTTATTATGCAAAAGAGGACAAGTATTACCAGTCCGTTGCCGCTGCCAACACCGGCAACACTCCAACCACAAAAGACTGGTGGGCAGACGCTAGTGAAGCTCCATCTGGAGACGATTGGCTCACCGGCACATCCTATTCAGTTGGAGATACAGTTAGATATGACATCACCGGAAAGCACTACTGGTGCTATCTGGCTCATACATCAAGCGGTTCGGTCACACCGGAAACAAGTAGTAATTGGACGCAATTAGTTCCGTTTGATCGTTACATTGCCCATGAGCAGACTGGCGAAACCAAGATTGGCGAGTTCCTTTCCATTGCCAGCAAAGACCCGCGCAACTTTACATCCATAAAAGAGTACGACTTTGAGTTGACCGGCACGGGCGCACATGTGGCCAAGGACGTTACGAAGGTGTGGGTGCGGGGCCGGAAGCAACGCCCACTGCTAACGGGCGA